CTTAACGGCACAGATACGATATTATCATGCGACGATGACGACACCTTCACAGACACCTTTGTAGCCACATCAATAGACCTCTTAATCAGCTCTGTCGGCTCAATGGCAGACCTTACAGTCACCTCTGTCACCCTCTTTGAATTAACAAACGGCCCGATAGATGAATATCCTTGGGACAGCGGCACAGACTACAGTTCTGGTGCAGAGCCTTTGGGGATATATAACGGGGAGCGGGTATATAAGAGCGTTAATACTCATGCTGACGGCGTGGGTGGCGCTGATATTAATTGGTACTTATGGAAAAGGGTGAGTGATAGTCAGTTTTATATCACAAAAACAAAGCCTGTCTCTCCGACAACAACGCCGGATAATCCAAGATGGCAAGATGCTGCTTTAATTAGTGACAGTTACGTGCCAGTATTTGGGGGTGCAGTAGGCACAGCCACAGTCACGCATGGCCCAGTAGACCACTCCACGGCAAGCGGATCGGCGGGGATATTCACAAATGGCGATACGGGCTTTGCTGATCTTCATACACTATTCGACGAGCTTAATAATCTGCGGGATGGGAAGTTTGGGATAGTGAGCGTGTTTGAGGTGGATAGCGATTCGGATGATAACGCCCGTATATACAGTTCAGAGGTGAGTTCAGGCGTGGGACTGCAATTAAATATATCTACTTCATATCCAGATATACAGGCTGTGTGGCCAGGTTCTGGCAATATGATCTCTGATGTAATAACGCTGGATAGTACTTTAGATACATTGCTAACAACCACAGACATAGCAAACGAAGACGCTTGGTTTAATTTTAATGGTGAGTTCGTGTCTTTAGACCCGACATCGAGCGGCCTTCTTGTGTCTCAAAGCACGTTCGTCCGCTTAGGTGCTAGGGCTTATAGCGTGATTGGATTAGCAAAAGCAAAATTCGGCTTCACCTCAATCCTAGACTTCTCTGCCGTAACAACAGTAGACGCCACTTTCTCTACAGAACTCAGCGAAGCAATAAACACGGCAGCAGTGAGCAGTAATTACAACGCTCACAGTATTGCAGCAGCCATATTCGATTACGATAATAACATAAGCGGCGTCTATTACGCATTAAACGAAATATCCAGCGGGGACGCAAGCAACTGCTACCTCCTGGCTTATGACATTGCAACCCAAACCGCTATAACGCAGGGATTTTATGGGTTGACAAGCTCAAGCGGCGTGACGGGGACTGTGTTGGTGCCAGGCGGGTACAGGTCAAGATACGGTGGAAGTTATCGCGCAAGGTATCAAGGTATAGGAAGATATTAAAAAAGCCCCCGCGATTAAACGGGAGCCAGTTTATTTTCAAGTTAATAACGACTTCATTCTGCGGTACTCCTTCATACTACGGCCAGCCTTATTCCACAGGTCAAGATCGCTTTCGTCCCATAGAAATCGGTGCATTGTAGGCATCGTATGAGGGGGAAGCCTTCCAGCATCTCGGAGGTTCTTTAGCGACCAAACAGACATATTAAGATACTTGGCGGCTTGTATACAATTAAGCATTAAGACCTCCTTCTAAAAGACTTTAAGGCCCGAGCCAAAACAAACCATTGAAGCAAGCCCATAACAATAAGCAGCGACCATTTAACATTTAGCAATACCGAATCGCCGCCTACTTCGATATAGATGAGGCTCTTAAGTAGGGTAATCATTTATTATTGCCCCACGACATAGACCCACTCGATCCGGTAGATGACATTTGAGAGCCACCACCAGCAGCGTAAGACGTGCCGCCAGACATACCAGACCCACGGCTCAAGTACTCACGATTGCCATTCTCACCCTTACGCAAGACCTTGGCGGTCATGGACGGACCCTGAATGTCAAGCTGACAGCCTTGCAATACGTTCATAAGCAACAATACGGCGATTAGTAATAGTTTTTTCATGATACATCTTTCAAATAAATAGTAATTGGTTTAATAGACGGTTTCTTGTTCGAATAGTTGTCATTAAGGCGTTTAACCTCTTTTACAACCCTTGTAATCTCAACCCCTACTGCAGCAAGCTTCTGACTAGCCCGCAAGCGGATCGTAATAAATGGTAGAGCGTTCTGCAATGAATCGGCATTGTCGACACTCTTAGTAAGCTCTCTAATATCATATTTCAACTGATCCCGTTTAGCCTTCAATAACGAAAGCGATCCTTTTAAATTCCTCATTTAAAGCCCTTTCAATATAATATTAACAGTTAAGCCCTTGCCTGGATTTGATCCTACCGCCGGAATACACGGAGCAAGGGGGAGAGGTTAGTTAGTGCGGAATACACGCCAACCGCCAGCTTCGTATTCAGAGCCGTCATAATGGTTGAAATGAGGCCCATAGCTATCAGCAGACACAATGGCTTCCTGAACTGCCTCAATGTCTTTGGCAAGCAAAGCACCAAGTAACTCAAAAGAACCGTCTCCTTGTGCTTTCTGGATTGTGTCGGTGTCCAAGTCAGTCATATCAGCGATAAACCAAGCGTTACACCCACCAAGGCAGTAAAGGTCAGACTCAAGCTCTTCCTGCATAATTGAGTCGATCTCATTATCTGCGACAAGCCTGTATTCTTCGCCGTCAATATCAAGCGATATGTCACCAGCGCCCGAGGTTAATTCACTAAATAGAGTGTTGGCCGAATCAACATCAAAAGACAAGCCAAGCTCGGCAGTGAATACACTAAATACTTCTCTTGCGTTTTCTATTGTAATACTCATAATACGTCTCCAATAATAAAAGGTTAATAAGTCAATTACAAACAAGCCCCCGCAAAGAGGCGTGTTAGTGATGGGCTTAGACCATTGACCAGCCTTCGTAATCTAGTTCAGGAAATAGCTCTTTTGCCTTACCGCTTACGAGGTCGAATATGCCGGGAGAGTATTCATACAATGTGTCTTCATACCAAGCATCTTCAGGTTTTCTTTGGGTGCCTAAATCAATCCTTAGTGCTTGCATAACCTTATCTCTCGTGATATTTCCATGTAGTATTGGTATAAGGTGTCCTGCGTCATCATAATCATTCTTATCAGTTAAAAGGCAGGTATATATGGTATAAGCTATATCATCTATACTGAGCCTAAATGTTACACGCATAGTAAACATATTATTACCACCTCTTGACCTGTACAACGTTGATAATTTCTGTGTCATAACGCAAATACCTCTCAATTAAACAATAGATTAACAATTAAGCTCAGGCAGTGTCACCTGCCCGGCCTTAAGCATTAACGACAAACAATAAACGTCACGCAAATCAACAACCCATTAAAACATAAAGCAATAACATGATCCATCGTGCATACTCCTTAAAAGTGACTCTTAACAATTAAATAAGCAATTAACACAGTAAAGGGAAAGAATAGATCAATCATGACTAATACCCCAGCCACGTAGCAAGCTGTGAGAGTGTCCAGGATGTAACATCAACCCAACTAGTGCCAACATTACCATTAAGCGTATAAGCCTCTTCAGCAAGCAACCTGTCGCCGTCTACGTTGTAATTGATACCATGACTGCTTAAAGCTTTGATCTTGTCACTCATAATACTCTCCAATAGAATTAAATAACAATTAACTAACATAAATGACTTATCGGTTAAAATATACACTACCATTAGACAAAAGCAATAAGAAAAGCGATAAAAAGAGAAAATACACTGTGAGGGTATCGAAAAGGGTGGAAATAGCAGAATATTTATAGTATAGTAGAATAATGATAAAAAGTACTTGACAAGTGAGCTAATGGCATGTAGAATACGGATATGTTAAATAATGAAGAATATAATGAGATGATGGCCCAGGCAAGAGCCAGATCAATAGCAAGAGTAGCAGCGTTTGAGCATAAGCACGAGACAGAAGGTAAAGCAGTAGACGAGAGAATAAGAAAGATGATGGAGCGGTAAAAGCATGTTAAAGAATAGGGAATAAACCATGCAAGGGAATAGGATGTCTAAGAAGTATGCAAAGTTAACTCCTAAGCAAGAACGATTCTGCCTGGCTTATATGGTATCGGGAAATGCTACTCAAGCTTATAAAAGCATTTACAAGTGTGCTCTCAAGGCCGCTGAGTCGGGTTCATGTCGAACGTTAAGGATAGGTAAGATAGCCGCTTTTATCCAGAATATGAAGGATAAGTCAGCTAAGAAGGCAGAAGTGAGCATTCAGAGCGTGGTTGATGACATAGTAGACACCCACCGCAGAGCTAAGGATAAAGGTGGCGAGTACACAGCAGAACTAAAGGCTTCCGATATGCTAATGAAACATGTAGGCGGTTACGAGAAAGATAATGAGCAACAAAATACAGACCTTACGGGTTTACTTGCTGCTTTGGATGGACAATCGCGAGGACTTCCAAGCAAATAAAGTGTAAACCCTACGCATTCGATAGAAACGTACATTAAATGACTGAAGAAGAACTAAAAAAGAATATGAGTGACCGACTATGGAGGCTTAACAACCTTTATTACATCACTAATGAGCAAGGTAAGCGAGTCTTGTTCAAGTGTCGACCGGTCCAGCTTCTTTTCTACAAGGCCCTGCACTGGCTCAACATCATCCTCAAGAGCCGTCAGCATGGCATTACGACGTTTTGTTGTATCATGATGCTAGATATGTGCCTATTCAATTCAAACACCAAGGCGGGGATCGTGGCGCATAATGACGCGGCCATGAAGGAAATATTCCGCGACAAGATAAAATATCCCTACTCGCAGCTCCCCGCAGCTTTAAGGGCGGAGATAAGTACAGTTAAATGCGACGCTGGGCAATTGGTATTATCGAACAACAGCAGCTTAATGGTAGCCCTGTCCTTTCGATCCGGTACTTTGCAGTGGGTTCATATAAGCGAATACGGAAAGATATGTGCCAAGACTCCTGAAAGAGCTACTGAGATCCAGACTGGTACACTAGAAGCCGTTCATGAAGGCGGGTTTGTAACAATAGAATCAACCGCCGAGGGTAGTGCAGGTGACTTTTATGATCGATGTATGGACGCTTTAGAATTTGAATTAAGCGGCAAGCCTCTCGGCCCCATGGATTACAAGTGGCATTTCTTCGCCTGGTGGCAAGACTCAAAGAATACCACCGATGAAAGCTATGTCATGGTTGATGAGAAGATGAATAACTATCTGAATAAGGTCCAGCAATACATTGATGCCTCTATTCACGATATCAAGTTAACGCTCGGACAGCGGGCTTGGTACACTCAAAAGAAGAAGAAACTGAAACTCTTGATATATCGCGAGCATCCTTCAACCCCTGAAGAATCTTTCAAGGCTCATATCGAAGGCGCTTATTACGGTAAAGACATGGCAATCGCCCGGGAATCTGGCAGGATATGCACAGTCCCATACGATAAACATGCTAAGGTGCATACTATCTGGGACCCGGGACATAAGCATACAGCGATATGGTTCGTCCAGTTCATCGGGCAAGAGATCAGGTTGATAGACTTTTATATTGATGGCGAGGGCATAGGGATTCATGAATACGCCTTAATGCTCCAAAACAAACGATATGTATACGGGACGCACTACGCACCGTGGGACGTTGCATCAACAGGCCCTAACGGTAGAAGTATGCAGACCGGACGTGATTTTGTGGAAGTCGCCCGTGATGCTGGCATTGAGTTCGAAATTGTGGATAAGTGCAGTATCAACGGCGGCATCCAAGAAGTTCAGTCAATACTTGACCAATGCTGGTTTGACGCAGTAAAGTGCGATTACGGTATTAGATGTCTGGAGATGTACCGGGCGAAGTGGGACGAATCTGCGGGCTGCTATGAAGAAAAGCCTTTAAAGAACTGGGCTTGCCATGGATCAGATGCCTTCAGATACCTTGCGATAGTGTTTAGATGTCATAGTGTTAAAGGTGAAAGAGTTGGGCAGACTAAGCAAACGATCCCGGTAAAGTCGGGACATTCAGCATATAAAAAACGAATAAGGCGATTAGCATGATAAATTACAAGGAGCCAAAATGACCGAGAGCGATGACTTCCTATCAGCACCTGGCATAGATGCGCCAAAAGCAAAGCCAGCACAGACAGCTACACGCACTGCGTCAGCGTTGCCACAGACATCCGAGGCCGCAAAGAAGAACAGACGACTTCAAGCATCGTTGTTGACTCGGGAATTTGCACCGCCAAAGCTCGGTATACCCGGATTAGATGCAATTAACAAGAGTAGTGTTTTAGGTTAGAGGCCGATATGCCAATTTGGGAAAACACAAAACTATACGACAGGATCCTGCAACTCTTAAACCAGAGAGAGCGGGGTTATGTTAAGTTCAATAAGGCTCGTGAGAATATCATCAACTTAATGAGACCTGACATGGGAAGTGATATCGATCCTGATGGTGATGGTTCGTTTTTTGGTGAAGACATTTATGATGGTGTTGGCTCATGGGCTGTTGGTGTAATGTCTCGTGGTTTCCAAGGCGGCCTAGTCAGTGCTGATGCGGACTGGTTAGCTCATGAAGCGGGCGATGGCGTACTGGACGAGGTGGATGAGATATCTATCTGGTTGCAAGAGATAGATGACCACATGACGAATGTATATCAAAAGAGCAATTTCTATCGCGTCCTTCCTATGTTTACTAAGGATGGTATTTCGATAGGCTCTCCCCTCATGTTCGTCGAAGAAACTGACATCGTAGCCGGAGTTGTGACATTCTTGCCTCAGCACTATACAACTGTGTTTGCTTTCTATGATGGTAATAATAAGCTTGAGGGTGTGATAATTAAAGATGAGAACTGGACCGTTAAGAAGATAACAGACAAGTTCGCACCTACTGAAGAAGAACAAAAGGCTAAGCTCCCGAAGATGATAAACAACAACATCAGGGATGGTAAATTTTATGAAGAACACACGATGTATCGGGCAGTGTTCAAGGGCGATAATCCTGTATGGGATGTTGAAGGCTTTGATAAGCCCGGCGCTGAGTGGGTTAGTGTTTACTTCATTGAGAAGACACCAGACGACCAGAAGAACAATCCGTTAAGTACAGAGCAATATTTCACGCGTCCCTTCGTTACATGGGACTATGACAAGAAACCATGGGAGTCTATTTCGAGAACACCAGCTTTCGAGGCTATCCACGATGTCTTGTCTCAGCAAGAGATGGCGCTTGACCAGGCTACGAACCGTAAGCTCAAGAACAATCCGCCTCGTGCCGTCTTAGAGGATCACAGGAACATAGTGGACTTTAACCCTGAAGGCATTACGCCTGTAGCTAAGGGCGACTGGGGCAATCTTCCGACGGCCATTGATGTCGTTGGTGATATCAGGTTGAGTCGTGAAGAAATGGAATTCAATGCCGAAAGAGTTAAGCGTTGGTTCTTGACTGACCAATTCTTGAAGTTTACCGACCTCACGAACACTTTGCGACAACAACCGACCGCTACGCAGATTATCAAGATTGCTGCCGAATTGTCTGTCCAGGTCAATCCGGGTATTGCTACATTCACCACTGGCTTTCTTGCTGATGTTGATGAGCGAATGATGGATATTGAGATCAGGGCCGGACGTGGGCCGTTTAATCCTGCTCGCATGGAAGATATTAGCCAGATAATACAGAGTATTGCTGATGAGTTTGGGGCAGTGACGACGATATCTTTGACGCCTGTGTTCACCGGACCACTGGCAAGAGCGCAGAAGGTAAAACAGGAGCTTGATCCTATCCTTGAAGGCTTGGGTGTTGCCGGTACGATGTTTGAAGTATGGCCGGAACTCAAGAACGCTGTTCGAGAGCATGGTACACTAGAGCGAGTATTCAAAGCAACTGGGTTCCCATTGCAGGAATTCAAGTCAGAAGACGAATATAATGAGATCGTTGCCGCAATACGCGAGGCAGAAGCAGCAGCTATCGCACAACAGCAGCAAATTGAAATGATAAAGGCAAGCAAAAACTTACAAGGCCCCGTAGACGAAACAAGTATCGCTTCACAGGCTCAGGAGGCATTGGCTTAATGCAAAACAAGGATTCAATAAAGCAAGCGTATCGGAGAGCGGGCGAAGACTTCCTTGCGTCCGACCTTGAATGTATGTTCCGGACCATCAAGACCGATGAAGATAAGGCATTGCATAACTTAATACAGAAGAAGGTGTTTGATATGATCGGGCAGGATCAAGCCCATGCTAATATGTTCTACCGTTTGTTGGCCCATAAGTTGCTGGAAAAACGAGCAAAAAAGAGTTTCATAAAACAATTATGTGAAGTTATTATAGGTGAAAGGTCATAAATATGGCAAATAAAAGTAAGAGGCAAGTTAAAGAAGAATTGACGAAGTTGGGCATACCGGTTACGACGGACAATTATCAGGAGTTGTGTGCATTGTTGAAGTCTACTACAGTGGCCGGCTATGACGATGATGCTGTAGTAGAGGTCAATAGGCTTGGCGATATCCTTAAGGTCGCTGCTGACAAGGTTGTAGCCGCGACAGATGAAAGCGAATACAGGGCCGATTCATGTGGTGAGTGTCTGGAATTCGAAACACCTAAATGCGTTGCTCGCGTCTCAGACGAATTAGCATGCTCCGATTTCAGCACTGAGACTTCTGCTATTTGCGTTCATATCGAGAACCGCATCAGGAAGCGTAATATCTTCCTGGCTGACTCAGTTCGTAACGAAAGAGATGTGGCGTTTCTCAACAAAGAGATCGGTCAGCGTAAGTACAAAGGTAAGATTGTATCGATTACGACTATCAAATATTGCGAAGTTTCTGCTGAAGGTGAGTGGGTGACAAGCTTCGACATTGAACTGAAGGAACAGAAAGTAAACACAGTGAGAGTTTAAATAAAGAAAAGGAAGTGAAAGATGTCGGATGAAAATAATAATGGTGGCGAACATTGGTCACAGGGTTTCGAACATGATTCCGTTACGACTGATAATCAAGAGGCGTTTCGGTCAGCGAATGCAAAGTACGCAACCCAGGCAGACGCTATTGTCGGTGGTTACAATGCCTCTAAGGCAGTTGGTAAGCCGTTCGAGTTCCCCGAGACAATGGAGGGCTTCAAGGACGATCAGGCAAGGGATCAGTTCACCAGTAATGCAAATAAGCTTCTTGGCAGAACAATGCCAAAGGATCTCGAATCTTTCGCCGAAGTCGACTTCAAGGCTGGGTTAGGCGAAGAAGGTCAAGTCAATGAAGCATTTACCGGACTTGTCAAGCAGTGGGCTATCGATAATAAGATACCACTTGAGACGGTCAGTAAGCTGACAGAGTTCTACAATGGGCCTGTTTCCGCTCTTGCCATGGAGACTATGGCAGACCGAGACACGGTTGCGTTTGAGGCGAAAGCGACGGCATGTAATGAAGCATTGATCGCTGATCTTGGGAGTATCGCTGAAGTTGAAAAGCAAACAGAGTTGTTCAAGCGAGCAATAACAGGTATGGCCACAGAGAACGGTTTGGACTTAGAAGCAACTAACGAAGTTGTTCAGGCTATGGTAGACGGTGGACTGACCACGAATCCAAAACTTGCTAAACTCATGTTGCAAGCGTTCTCGCCGATGGCAGCCGAAGGCGGTACTCACAGTGGCGACGGTTCTAGTGGTGGTGGCGAAAGCCAGATAACGCCTTATGAATGGAAGAAAGCGGAATTCCCCTCTACTGAACACGAATGGGGCAACCCTTCTGATTCGTGGGAAAATGAATCTCAGCAACTCAGGAATATGGCAGGTATAAAACAATAGAAATAAAAAAACCTTAGATACTTCAACTACGGTTGGACCTGAGTGACGGCCTTGAAAGTAAGGTGGCAAGCGTAGTCAGTTACGCAAGGCAGAGCCTCGAAAGAGAAACCTCTCCAAAAATTAAACGAAATGTTATTTAATTTAGGAGTATTTAAAATGGGCCAATTAGATTTAGGCACAAGATACAATCTTATTGATTGTCTCAAGAACGTACAGGACAACAAGTTTGTCCCGTGGGCGGAAACACTTACGGAAGATAGCCCTTTTCTGTTTGACTTACAGATGCAAACAGCATCCGGGATATTGAGCAATGAGGGGTCACGGGAAGTATCGCTGCCCAAACCTCAGATTATTAAAGTTGGCGATGGTCACGATTCCAGTACGGTTCGCTGGGACACATTTACCGAGAATATTAGCATCTTCAAGGACAGAGTTGCTATTCCGCTAGATGTTTACGATCTCAAGCCCGATAAGATTGCTTATCGTGCGAAAATCGTAAGCCGTCACATGGCGGGTTTCGGTCAGGGCGTAACGAATCACTTCTTCTACGGAACAAGTGTTGCGACTCCTGAGAAGTTTGATGGTTTGGATGTTCGTTATTCGATCCCTGATGCAACGGATCCGACTGACCCGAGCAATGCCGCAGCCGATCCGTTCGTATTTGATGCAGGCGGAACCGGTAGTAATACAATGTCTATCTGGCTTATTCAGCAGGAAATGGACAAGTTTTCTGGCATAGCTCCTATCAATGATCCTCAGATGGGTATTGACAAACGCGATAGAGGTTTAGTGTACGCCGATGCCGAAAACAGCAAGGAACGTGAAGAACTAAGGACAGAACTTTCGTGGAAGATTGGTCTGAATATCGAAGACCAGCGTGCAGTTGCCCGGGTTCGTAATATTCCTGCTGCTGTCGCCGATCTCGACCCGAGTTTCTTACAGTTGATTTTCCAGGCTGAAGAAGAAGTCTTTAAGGGTTCTGGTCAGATATTCGCGTATGTTCCAAAGCGTATGATGACCTTCTTGAAGATCATGGCTGAGTCGAAGCAGAATGTTATTTATGACACGAATAACATTTATGGTATTCCCCTGCATCGTATCGGCAATATTCTTCTCCGGTCTGAAGATGCTTTGAGAAGGACCGAGACCGCTGTAGCTGCTGTGTAGTATTTACTATAAAATGTTTTAATGAAAGGGTACTCTTATGGGTGCATATGATAATTTAGGCGTCCTGAGTGACGCACAGGCAATCTCGGCAGACGATACAGCGTCTACGAATACAATTGACCTGAGACAAACCAAACCAAAGATCGGCGTTGGTCAGCATTCACCGTATCTCTGTATTCGTACTGCCGTAGCTCCGACTGACGCATCTGACACTCTCAGCATTGAGCTTCAGACAGACGCGGATGATGGCTCAGGCGATCCCGCCGGCACATGGACTAATGTTACATTGATGCCGTTAGTTGGTGTTAATGGCGCAGAAGTCATAGCGTCGGACGATAGGCTTGCGTTGGCAGGGGCATGGATTCAGCGTGTTCAATTGCCTTACGATATTGCGAATCCGCATATCAGATTGATGTATCGTAATACAACATCTAATGGTGTATTCACGATTGACGCATGGCTTGAAGATGTTCCAGCTTCTGATTTCCGTGGAGCGCAGGTGTTGTTCAGCGATGTTGGGCAGCCGTAATAAATAATTAGCCGGGGCGGGAAACTGTCCCGGCATAACTTTATTTAGGAGTTTTATAATGAAGAAGATTTTTATACTTATATCGGTATTGCTTATTGCGATACTTTCGGCTCCTTTCGTTGCCGCGTCATTGACGAATGGGTCCGCTGAGTATCTGAATAACGCTTACCGAAATTCAGGCAGCCAAACGCTTGACCCGATCTATCTCAATATGGTTGAGGTCGAAGGGTTGATAGGCGGTCAGAAGGCAGGTCTTACTACGTCTGCTGCTGACTCTCTTGCTATACCCATTACTGCCGCTATTGTCACGAAAACGACTGGTGCTGACGCAGAGGCGTTAACTATTGTCGATGGAGAGCCAGGGCAACGACTGACCATCACACTTGGAACTGATGGCAATGGTGATGGCACTTTGACTGTCGGCACTAATTCTACCGGAACTGGTTGGGCTACGGTTGTGTTTGCTGATGCCGGTGATACCATCACAATTGAATGGATCGATGATACTGTTGGGTGGATTCTTACAGGATGCTTCGGTCTTACTGCGCAGCCGACTGTGACTAAATAATTAACGGGCAGGGCTTCGGTTCTGCCCATTTCTTAAAGGAATTTACAATGAAAAAGTTATTTTATATTATGATTGGAATGGCATTACTTATCGTTGCCGGCGCTTCACTTACTTCTGTAAGTCAGGTCGATGGCGATGCTTTGCATACCATCCAGTCGGGTTGGGCAATAGCTGAATCTGAGAATTCGGCAGATACTCAGGCAGCCGCATTGGGCAAGTCCCAGAGGATGAAGAAAAGGTTAGATGCTTTGATTGCAGCTAACGCAAATGAGGAAGCTCAAATTTCTATTATGCCGATTCCTGCAAAATGGAATGCAATAAGATTGAGGGCAATTGGCATAACCGAAAATGGGACTGTAACCCATGAGATATACTTTGGCACGCTTGGCGGTGGTCTTGATTGCGACCTCACCTATGCCGGTCAATTGGCGTGGATAATAGGTCAGCAACAGGATATTTATTACCAGATTACGTTTACGAGTGGCGGAACTTATATTCCTCAGATCGGCGATACGGTAACTGGAAATACTAGCGGCGAAACAGCGGTTATTGTATCTATAGCAGAGACAGCGTCAACATGGTCCGCTGGGACTGCCGCAGGAACTGTGACATATCGATCCGCTTCTGGGACATTTACGAACTCTGAAACGGTTTCTATACTTAGAGCCAGAAAGGTTCTATCTAACAATGCCTATACTCACGCTGCTTCTGACCTGATCGATTTTGAATTGGCAGACACGCTTGTTCTTACTGCCAAAGCATGGGGGGCAGACTGGTCAGAGATATCTCCTGTGGGCGAACTCAATGCAGAAGCCTCCGTGGACGTTAAAGGTGCTGACTTTATGGTTGTCGTAACAAGTGCGACTTCCGCTGACAGCAAATTACTTATTCGAGGATATTAATCGTGCCTACCGAAACTGACATATGCAATTTAGCACTGGGGAAACTCGGGGGCGCAGGCGATGCACTTGATGGAAATGCGTTCATAGACAGCATCGACGGAGACGACAAGGTTTCAGCGTGGTGTAAAATCTCATTCCCGAGAATAAGACGTACTGTTATTACTGATTTAGCCACCAGTCAAGCATCTTTTCGGTCTACTATAAGATTCAAAGACCTCGGAAATGAAGTAGGTGACGATAATTTGCCCGAGATAGGAAACTGGGACCATGCGTTTAACATTCCCACAGACTGCCTTATGGTTGTCAGTCAATTCAGCGAGGGCAGTATAGCGACAAGGGATCAACGAGCCTACTCCGACCCAGGAGGGATGGTTTTCTTTCAATGGGAAATCGTTGCTAATAAGGCTGGATCAGGGAAATTGCTACTGACCGACGTTTTATCTAACACGGATGGCAACAGTGCTTTCATTGAATATGTCATTGACACACCAAAGACAGCAGGATTTAGCGAGAACATGATAGACTGTATAGCAACTCTCCTTGCTTCTGAGGTTGCTCCAGTTGTAGGTAAAGACATGAAAGCCAGCACTGCCATGCGAGCTTTGTACGAGCAGGTTGTGCTACCAAAGGCCAAGAAAGCAAACGTGACTGGATTCAACAATTCAGCAAGAAATGTAAAGAACTATCGCGGCGGTAGAAGCCGAGCTATTGGAGCATTATAATGAAAAAAGCACTTATCATATTATTTTTACTGTTTGTGATTCCAGTATTTGCAACTGTGCCTGAAGGCGAGGCGACAAGACAGTCGTTTGCGTGTAATGGAGTGACAACGGAGTTCATCTTCACTTTCGCTTGCAATTCAGTTGACGACATAAATGTCTATGCCCCATTGACTTCGACCGGCCAACCGACCACAGCATTAACAATAGACACTGATTATACCGTAGTTCCAACTGGCGGAAGCTATCTTAATGGCGGAACTGTAACTATCGACCCTGCTCTTGCGGCTACTTTCAAAGTGTTTATTGAGCGAGATATTAAAGTAAGTCAAGAGTTGTCTTCTGGGGCTGTTACTGTCGCTTCATTGGTGTTGGCACTTGATAAACTGACTCGCGAAGTGCGGGACATGCAAGATCGACTTCAACGCTCTTTGAGGATCCCCGGAAGCGACGATACTTCTTTTGATATGGTAATACCGCCAACAGTAGAGCGGGCTGGTACGCTACTCGGATTCGACTTGAATGGAAATCCAGTTGCTTTCTCTGGGGTTATCCCAGAAGGATCAACTTCAGTATTTGGTGGTATATTCATTCAGACTGCAAATGCAGCTTCCGGCAGGGGCTTGCTTGAAGTAAATACTCAAGCCGAGACGATAGCGACTTTAATCGCACAGCAGAATACATGGGCAGATACTCAGACATTTCCAAGTGCAACATTCACCGCAACGCCTGTTATGCCGGTTGGTGGACCTGGATTTATGCCGGTTGGCTCTATGTCGATGTACGCTGGGGCAACAACTGCACCGTCCGGATGGCTTCTTTGTCAGGGGCAGGCAGTATCGAGAACTACATACAGCGTTCTATTTACTCTTATAACGACAACTTACGGTGTTGGTGACGGATCAACAACTTTCAATCTCCCTGATATGAGAGGTAAAGTTCCTCTCGGCGTGGGTACGGCCGATCCCGCTGATGTGCCTGACGGAACTGCCCATGCTCTCGCAGACAAGGAAGGTACTGAGACGCATACCTTAATATCGGACGAACTGCCAGCCCATGAGCATAGAATTAATGTCTGGTCAGCTGGAGGAGGGGCTTTGAAGTCTATCGGCGGAACATCTGGAGTGAACCAAGGCGTAGTAACTGTAGATCCAGGCCCGACGTTAGGTTCCTCGCATAACAACTTACAGCCATCATTGACACTTAACTTCATTATAAAATACTAAACAGGTGACATGAATGATTAGAAAATTCTTGATATTACTGTTGTTATGCAACGTGGCTTTTGGGTTAAGTCCGTCAATTACCTCCTTCAACGCTGGGCAGGTATCTCCACTTATGGAGGCCCGGTCGGATTTCCAGAAGTATAATTCATCAAGCCGAATACTTGAAAATATGTTTGTCACCGTACAAGGTCCAGCCCTTAAGCGGCCAGGTACAAAGTATATTGCAACCGCCAAAAGAGAACAACCGCGACTACTGCCATTTGAATTCTCCGTAGACGATGCCTATATCCTCGAAACCGGTAATCAGTATATGAGGTTTTTTAGGGATGGCGGGCAGATACTTGACCCGGTAAATCCTGTCGAGATAGTTACGCCTTACGATACATCAGAATTGCGGAGCATCCAGCACGACCAAGCAGATAATGAAATGTACTTTGCCAACGGAACGGATCACCCGCAGTTACTATCAAGAACAAGTCATACTGATTGGACGATGATAGATGTTGACTTCACAACAGGCCCATTCTTACCCGAAAACGACACAGCTACCACTATAACGCCGTCCGCTATAACTGGCTCGATTACTCTTACTGCGACTGATGATATATTTCAAAGCACTCCTGGAGCAAGTCATGTTGGTTCTTTATGGGCAATTGAACAGACCAGAGAAAGCTCTACGGTTACTGGGTCATTTTCAGGGAATGGAACTTCGTTATCAAGTCCATTCTTTACTGGGGCATATGGGTTTATTACCAGTGGGAATTCAGGCGGAACTATCACGCTACAAAGAAGCACTAACGGGGGGACGTCTTGGAGGGCTGCACTATCATCCTTAACTAATACCGACTTCGATAACCCCGCTGAAACAGAAGAAGATGGTGCTATTTACAGAGTTGTAATGAGCAACTACACTGGAGGTACTCCGACATTTACGCTTACAATTACCGATAATACAAATAAAGGTGTCGTTAGAATAACCGCTGTCGCAAGTGCCACCTCTGCTACTGCTACGGTTTTAACTGACCTTGTCTCGACTGATGCTACTACTGCATGGCGAGAGGGGTATTGGTCAGACTTTAGAGGTTGGCCTCTGACGGTGGCCTTTCATCAGCAAAGGCTTGTTTATGGAGGGTCCAAGACTTACCCTCAAACGATATGGTTCGGTAAGACCGACCCTGACGACTATTCAAACTTTTTAGAAGGCACGCTTGATACGTCATCTTTCACGGTAGCCTTACCTGGCCAGAATCCTATAGCTTGGATGCTCAGCCAGGACTTCTTACTGATAGGCACAAGCGGATCATGCGGCAAGTATGGCGATCAGGGCAAAGCGATTACGCCAACCTCCCCAAATTACCAACAGCAAACACGACATGGAGGCGCACCGCTTACAGCCGTTCTCGGTGGCGACTCAGTTCTTTACGTCGAAAGAGGTGCAAGAAAAGTCAGAGAGTTTTCCTTTTCCCTCCAAGTCGACAAGTACACGTCTCCTGACCTGACAATTTTATCTCCGGAAATTACCAAGAGTGGAATAGTAGATATTGGCTTTCAACTACGCCCGAATCCGGTTTTATGGTCCGTGCTGGCTAATGGAGATATAGCAACATTAACATACGATAGAACACAGTCAGTTATTGCATGGACAAAACAAGTGACAGCAGGGGACTTCCATAGCGTTGCGATCATAGCCGGAACTAACGAAGATGAGGTTTGGGTGTCAGTTACGAGAAATAACACAACTTTTATAGAACAGTTCCAACCTAACTACTGGGGTGATGACCAGGAGGACGCGTGGTTCGTTGACAGTGGGCTAGGTTACGATTCTACGCCAGCTAGTACATTTGGTGGTCTTGACCACTTAAACGGCCAGACGGTCGCTGTGTTCGCTGATGGGATCGTCCAAGAAAGCGAAACAGTTGCGGGTGGGCAGGTAACTATTGATATCGCGGCATCTGTCGTTGCAATGGGACTTCCTTATACCGCAAAGCTGGAAACAATGCCGATCAGGATCGATCCCCAAGACTACACTCTTAATAAGAGGATCAAAGCTCTGTATATTGATTTCTACAAGACTGGTGATGTCTCGTTTGGCAATGGCTCGGATAGTGACCTTACGCCGGTCAACTTCTCGTCGGGCAGTTCTTTTCTGGCTTTTCAGGAATTCCATACAAGCAAAGTGAAACCGAAACGATTCGCTTGGGTATATAGCGGGATGAAGAAACAGACCGTGTACCTTGAAAGCAGTAAGCCTGTACCTTTGGGTGTTCGTGCAATTATCCCTGAGATGGAGATACGCAGATGATTGAAACTCGTGAATATCAAACTGGCGATATGGCGTTCGTAAGACAGAATCCATTCCAGAAAGAAGTGAAGGACTATCCCGATTTGATTATACCATCAAATACGTACACTTGCATCTTTGACGGCGAGATCGTTGCTGTCGGCGGTATCAATCTATTCCATGAAGGTATGGGCGAAAGCTGGATTGTGATGACTAAACAGTCGAAAAAGAATGGTGTGTTTGGATTGATAGCTTGCCGGGCAATTGAGAATAAGCTGAATGAATTGATCGATCAATTAAGAATGAGAAGAACCGAAGCTAATGTTCGCAAGAACTTCCCTATCGCGATCAGATTCGTGGAGGCTTTAGGCTTTAAGTTTGACTGCGAGCGTAAGAACTTCTTTCCAGGTGGTATATCCTCTATGCTTTATTCAAAGGTGAATGATGAATATATTTGAACAGGTAATTGAAATAGAGAAAAACGGCAGGCTGTGGAAGCTTAGTGCTTTCAGACGGTACGACCCTATTACACTTACCCTTTTGATTACTGGGACCGCATTGAAGGTCAGTAGTACGATCCAACAAGGCAAGGACGCCCAGACAATTGCTAATCAGAGAGCAGCCGTTGATGAGCAGAATGCCGAAGCTGTTCGCGAGGCTAGTGTTGAAAAGGCCAAGATACAGGGCGAACGTAGGCAGAGGTTGATTGCGACACAAAAAGCTACCGCTGCGGCAGGCAATATTAGAATCAATGTTGGCTCACCTCTTGTAATTGAAACTGAGACTCGTGATAGCATAGCCAAGGATATAGGTTTTAGTCTGAAGGCTGGCCGTGTAGAAACTGAATCTTTATTGCAAAGTTCTAAATTAGAGCGAGCTATTGGTGAGAGTCAAAAGAAGCAGTCCGTTTTCAATGCGGCGAGCCAAGTCTTGCTTGGGGCCGGATCGATTGCCCTGGCAGGTTCTCGTTTGCCAAAAAAACCAACAGGCGGAAGCTTTAATCCGCTTTCAACGAATACAGTAACAAGGAGAGGAATCCCGTTATTCAGATGATAAAAATACTATTCATATTCATATCAATATTATTCATCGTAGCAATTTGCTTTGGGGGCTGGGAAGTCGTCGAAGATCAGACTCGATTGCTCAGTCCTGACGGTACAGAGACTCTTAAGTTTTACCGGGACATAGACAACGACAGTGTTTACATGGACTGGACGTTCGGCGGTTTGGTTATGCAGGGTGGTAATGTAACTCTTTCGGGCGCTTCTTCTGATATCCAAGTAGTGTCTGTGACTGGTGGCATTAAGTTCCTGTCAAATGTAAATGAAGTAACCGATTCGGCTTTCGATGACTGGACAATTATTGGTGATCCAGATAACACCCTAGCTGATTGGACGATGGCTGAGGCGAGAACACCAACGAATTACATCACACCAATTTCGGGTACTCTTGGGCTTAGTATCGTAAGCGATGGCGCTATTAATGTGTCACAGGACGCCTTAGTGATTGGCCGGGAATATACGCTCGTTGTAGATGTGGGTAGTCATACGGGTCTCGGGATTGACATCTTTAGCGGTGGGCAACTCCTTGAGTTCAATATCGTCGCTGATACATTCTTTGACTTCATTGCGCAAGGCACTGATATAACGATAAGGTCGCCAGGAAGTGCAATTACTAATGTTGTCAGTATTGAAGCATTCGAATTCAAGGCAGGCCCTATAGGTGGATATGCTTGGGATGGGAGTACGTTGTTCAATGGGCAGAGAGTGTACGTAAGCGACAGTGTTCACCCAGATGGCTTTGGAGGTTCTGTTAATTGGGACATATGGTATTCTTCTATTAGATGGGAACTTACGACCGGTGTTGGAATAGTAGATATCTCGTGGAACTCTGCTCCAGGTACTGGCAGTTTTCTAGGTAGTTACGACGCAGGACCTGACGGCATTGGGTTAGCTGTTATAGCAGCTCAATCAATCTTAACTGCCGATGAAATTATAGCGACTAGCCTTGATCCTCTGGGTGGAGTTTATACCGATTCAATTAGTAAGTTAACATCAACTGTCCCTACCTCTGGAATACTAGGGTACTGGGATAGGCAAGGCACAACACTGACTATGTCCAACTTGGGCGACGTGCTTGATATGGAAGATAGTTTTATTCTCAATGCAGGTTATGTCCTGTTTGATACTGACTTTTCTAATGGTAGTGCAGAAGGTAGGCTTCAATGGAATACCGACGATGGTACTCTTGAGGTTGGAATGCCTGGCGGTAATGTAAATCTTCAGATAGGACAGGAGATGTTAGTTAGGGTTACTAACGACACTGCGTCCCAGATAGACAATGGGACTCCGGTTTATATTTCTGGCGCTACTGGATCTAATATACTAGTGGCTCCAGCCGATGCAGATTTTGCAGGCGGTGTTGGGTTCAGAACGTTTGCTGTGGCGACCGAGGATATTGCAGCATCCCAAAAAGGGTTTGTCACTACTGAAGGTTTCGTTAGGGATATTGACACATCGTTTGCTGTAGCCGCTGGTTTGCCTGCTTACGTAGCGGTAGGCGGAGGATTTACCACTACTGCACCAACTGCCCCAGACATAACTCACCTAGTCGGAATTGTTACAATAGCACATGCAACTGCGGGCGAGATATATGTCTTTCAAACTTCAATACCAAATCTAAATTCGTTATCTGACGTAAGCACTTCTGGTATTTCTAATAATCAAATTCTCAAGTGGGATAGTGCTGCGGATGTTTATAAGAATACCACCCCGTCAGTTGACATTCCAATAGTACTGACGGAGTATGATGCAGAACCTGCAAGGGCATCCGAGAGCAATATACATGGCGCCTTTATTAAGCTTGACGATGCAGCTTCCGTGAGTTCTGGTGTACCATTTGTTGCAAGTGCTAAAGGCATAGGCAAAATTGTCATAGCAATTATAGCAGGTGCAGATGTTTTGGGTGATATAACTGTCACAGGTACGAGTGTTGACCGCGATTCAGGAGCAACTACGCCAAACGATACATCTGTAATAACACTTACCGGAGTGACCAGTGACAACTCTACTACAGACTTGAATGGAAATTCTGTTCATGCCTTTACTAAAGCTTATATCACAGACAAGTGGTTTGTTGGAGTCGTGACATTAAGTACGACTGATGTGACTATCTCCGATATGGATATATACCATATATCGTTTGAGCAATTTAACGACCAACCATCTATAACACTGAATACATTCGATGTTAATCTTTTAACTACCAGCGTGAACGCAGAATTTGATGCTTACTTATTTGACATTCATGTGACAGGCGATGAGTGTGATATTGAAAACGAATCAAGTTTGCATATTGGGGCTAATGGCGAAACTGCTCTAGCCAATCAGTATTGGCGACTCAGGAGAGGCAATCTAAACGAATCATTGAACGGTACGACTGACGGGATATGGGTTGATATGCACTTTTCCAATAGTCCAGCCTTTGTAGAAGATGTAACGATGAAGGTATGGGCCACTTGCTCGCAACTATTAACTTTACCATAAGGGAATAACCATGGCAGTAGAAATACAATTACATCAGAGGTCAGCATTGCCGCCAAGTAGAACGGGTGCGGTAAAGCCACCACCGCAATTAGCCGACAGGTCCGGCCAGATTAACCTTGGTCGATCACTTGCTAAGTTCGGAGGTGAAACTTTCAACCGTCTTGAACAAGCAAGGGTTGCTAATGAAGAAGCTGTCTTTCAGGGGCAAGTTAAAGCAGCGATGGGAGATTATGACGTTTTTGTTGCGAGTAACCCAGCGGCGAGTTTCGAGGATTTGGAAAAAGAGCGTGACAAAATGCTTGCGGGCATTAAGAAGTCTGGCAATCTGGCTACAATGCCGCGAGCAAAAGAAAGCAATGCCAGATGGTACAGCAGCAATCTTGATTCAATACGACTGCAAACACAGGCTTCAATGGAGTCGATCAAGGCAAAGCAAGAACTTGCGACTTACAGCCAATTGCAGGAAAATAATATCAAAAGCCTTTCAATTGATGGCAAAGCGAAGTATACTGACAATATGGAAAAGGCTATTACTAATGGGCTAGTCGACGAAGGTTCTGCACGAGCTAAGCAGGTTGAGGACTTTGCTATCTTCGACGCTGCCCAAAATAAAATAAATATAAAGAACGCTTCCGGCATAGGGTTCGCGGCATGGGAACAGACCGTAACAGAAGACAATCCGAACGGCGATCTCAATGTGGCATTTGACGCTATCGAAGCCCTTGACGTGCCTGATGGAGATAAGCAGGAAATCGAGTCAGAGGTGAAGACCAGAGTGAATAACCGACGAGCAGAGAATAAGATCCAGATCGAGGCTGCCCAGTCAGAAGAAACGGATAATGTTTATGATAAAATAAACGAAGGTGAACTGGTTGGGATAAATGAATTCATAGACTCGCAGTTGAATCTCACCAGCAAACAAAAGCTTGACCTAAAGGACGGAGCCAGTAAGAGAGCTAAGTCTATCAACGGCAATGCAGTGACGAACAGAATAACAGAATCGGAGTTGTATACAAAGTCCCTGGACATATGGCGTGGTAACATAACGAAGACTCAATTCAACAGAGACCTTGCTAACGCAGCCGCGAATCTTGACGATGACTCGTATCGCAGGCTGGCGAAGTCAGCAGCCGACACATTGAGATCCTCACAGGCAGAGTCGTTGTCAAGGGCCAATACAGAAGCCAGTAGATTAATAGTCGACTTTGCGGAAGAAAACGCATTCTTAAACTTCTTGTCCGAGGGGACAGAAGGAATGGAGATTAAGGCCGCTGATATTTTCAAAGACGAAGCCAATAAAATTCGACAGGAACAATTCTTCTCACTGTCTCAGTATAATGCAGAATTGAGGGATTGGGTAACTGGAAACCCAGACAAGCTTGGGAAAGATTTCTTCCAATTCAGTGAATCCCTAAAGCATGTATACTGGAACAAGAGTCGGCAGGACATTCAAAGGGGTGTGAAAGAGGCACGTGCCAGAACTCTCGGAAGTATTACGCCGACGCCAGAGCAACAGTCTCAAATAGACGCTGGTAAGCCAGTGACCGGTCCCAGTAGGGCAAGTCTTATAAGCTCTTTTTCTAGCCCCAAAGCAGTGAACACGCAAGCAGAGTACGATAAGCTTCCAAGTGGAACTAGGTATGTTGACAAAAACGGAAACGTGGGAGTTAAGAGATAATGGCAAAGACTTTATTCGGAGACGAAATTGCAGTAAGTGGTCAGACGACAGAGTTTGGTGATCCAGCTATTACCGAAACCGAGCCAGTTCCACCGCAGCCAACACAAGAGCCAGTAAGCGAAGACGTTGCGTTCGACAGAGCTGGTAAGGTCTGGGATGCGTCTATTGAATTCGAAGTTCCTCTTGATATTGCAGATATGTATTTTTACGATGCGTTAGGTGCTGCCGGGGCGGACCCTTCTGGGTTCGATGAACCAATTGAAGATAACCGAGTTGGGTTTAGTGAGGAATTCAAGAGACAGTGGACGGGCGGAAATGTCGTAACTAAAATACCGATAACGGGAGGAATAGCCGGTGCTATCGAGTCGTTATCTGTGATAAATGTGGCGAATAGATTAACGGACGCTTCGTTTGACTATGAAGGCTTCAATCGTTATAAGGATCAGGTCAGTCGGGGTGGGACTAGGGGTAGTTTATCTACAAGGATATTACCACCATCTGCGGCAAGCCGTGAGCAAGACCAGAGGTTCATAGCTTCTATCATAAAGGATTTCGAGAGACAGCAAAGAGGTTTAACTTTCGGAGGTAAAGTTGCCGCTGGCCTGTCTCAATTGCCGACATGGATGATCGAATTCGCCGCGACTGGCGGGCTTGCTTCGCTCGGCGATGATGTTGCAAGGAAAGCAGGCGAAAAACTTCTCGGCAAGTACGTTCAGACTGCCGCTGGTAAAGTTGCAATCAAGGCGGCTGGCCTTACCACTGGTGCGGTAGTCAGGACATCGACAGGTTTATTGCCGCGTGTTGGTGAAAAAGCGGTTTATCGTCAAGAGTTGATCGAACTCGGTATCGCCGGAAAAGAGAGTTGGGCAACAAGTCTCGCAAAAGCATGGGGCGATGTTGCTATTGAATCATTCTCAGAGGAATTCTTCGGGGCCGGGTCATTGGGTGGGGATTTAATCAAGGGTACTTTAAGTAAATTACCATTTGGGAAGAAGTTCATAGCCTCACTACAAGATGATTGGATAAAGCTCACAGGAGGTTCGTCAGGCGACTTCGCTTCTAGGATGCTAACAAAGGCTGGCTTCTCGTCTGTATTGGGCGAGGTTGGCGAGGAGCGGATCGGTACGATACTTCGTGAGGCTACAGGAGTGTCGGATCGCAAGGGGAAATGGGGAGAGCGTATTTGGGAGGGAATAAAAGAAGACTTCCAGCCAGAGAACTTAGGCTCTGAGATTGTGACATTACTAGCACCTGCCAGCGTAAGGCGTGGTATGACCCTGGGCGTATCGCTGACAAAAGGCGTGTCAGTCCCGACCGAGGCCGAACAGCTCCAACAGGCTATTGAGGTTGGCGAAGTGCCATTCGATACCGCAGAGGACGCAAAAGGGTATGCCGAACGTGCGGCGGAGGTTGCTTTACGCGAAGACATTGACGTAACAATCAACATTGACCTTGCCGATAATACTGTTACTCTTGAAAAAATAGAAGATGTTGCGGCAGAAGAACTACTACCATTAACCGAGATAGAACAAACAACCGCAGATTTCTTAGTGAGTAAGGGCGAAAATGTTGAAGATGCTGAGCGGATTGCTCGATTGTCAAGTCAGGAGTTCCCCGAAGCACTTGCGGAGGCCAACGCTTTAGTTGAGAAAAAGAAACCGGTTCCGGAACTTGAACCTATTGCTGGTGAGGTAGAGGTTATAGAAACGACGCCGCAAGATTTTATTTCTTCAAGAGACAAAGGGGACGATCCTACCGCATTGACTCAATCAACAGAGGCGGAATTGCAAGAGTTTGAGCTATTCACAATAAAAGGCAAAGATGCTGGGTATGGATTGACTCCTGAAAAAGACTTAGTTTCTCTGTTTAATTTCTCAGGCGAAAAAGGACTAGGAACAGAACTGGTCATAGACGCCATATCAAAGGGCGTCAAAACACTAGATGCTTTTGATGGATTTTTGATAGATTACTACGAGCAATTTGGGTTCGAAGAAGCAAATAGAGTGAAATGGGACGATAAATTTGCTCCTCCAAATTGGGACTTGACAAAGAAGGGCAGACCTGATATAGTATTTATGAACTTTAAAGGAGATCGAAATGTCGAAAGAATTAGACGTGAAGTTATTGGGCAAAAAGCTGCCGGGGAACCCGCAGGAACGGCAGAAACTCTTGAACTGGCTAGAGAAGGCAGTGGGGAGATTCGGGGAAAAGCAAGTAAGACAGCAGAAACTAATTTACCTGAACTCGGCGAACGAGGTATTGAGACTGGGGTTGTAGCAGAAAAACGCATAATATCCAAAGACGCTTTTGATGCTGCATTGAAACGGCTTGGTACTATCGACAAGCTTAAAACAGGACTTGATCCACAGCAGATTAAAGACGCTGCCATTGTTGGCGGTTATCTCGTGGAAACGGGCGTCCGCAAGTTTGCTGATTGGTCTAAGCGGATGATAGAACTTGTCGGCGAAAGCGTCAAGCCTCACCTGCAAAGTATCTGGGACGGCATAGTTTCTGAGCAGGCAGCACAGCCGAAAGCTGAAAAGCCAAAAGCCAAAGTAAAGGCGAAGGTCAAACCAAAGAAGAAACCCACGAAACCGAGAGTAACCACTGCACAGAAAAAGGCAGAGGACAATATAAGAGAACGCGGTTTCATATCCAGCATCAAAACAGCACTTCCAGAACTAAGAGTTGAAGGTACGTACATTCCACGGAGTACCGACAAGCTGTCCATTAGGGCTAGAAATCTAGTCAAGGATGATATTAAAGCGGCTGAGAATATGGCACTCAAAGGCAATAGCGATAAGTCGGTAGCCGTAGCGTCGGAACTCTTGAAGCATTACAACGAGCAGGCTTTGCTTGCGACCGACGAAACTGTCAAAGATGCACTTTTTGAAAAGGCCGCAACTATCTCCAGCGACATAGCCGCCAAGCTCACAGAGGCAGGCAGGACGGTTCAGGCGGCGATCATACTGAGCAGGCTAACTCCCGAAGGTCAGTTGAGGTTTGCGGCCAGGGAAATCCAGAAGTTTAACGAGAAAATAGAAAAGACAGGTGGCGGCAAGTTTGGATTACAGAAGAAGATACCGGAATTAACGCCCGAACAGTCGAAGAAGATAGTGACTGAAATGGAAGACATTGAAAACATGGCTCCGGGTACTGAGAAGGCGAAGAAGTTCCAGAAGTTACAAAACGAAATCGCAGATCTTGTACCGACTCCGCTATTCAAGAAGCTGATTACGATCTGGAAAGCTGGATTGTTGACGGGTTTGAAAACTCAGGGTCTTAATATCTTTGCGAACATCTCCCATCTCGCTACCGAGAAGTTGGCAAAGATACCCGCGACTATGATCGACAAGGTCATCGCACTAGGTACGGGCAAGAGGACAGTCACCGCAAGCATTCAAGGACTTGGTTCCGGATTGGAGCGAGGTAGAAAGAGCGGAGTTGATTACTTCAGGACGGGTTATGACGAGAGAGATATAGGCACGAAGCTTGATTATAAGCGTGTTAATATGGGCGAAGGCAGGCTGGCAAGAGCCTTGCAGAGATATACAGAGATAGTATTCCGGTTGCTTGGTGCAGCGGATCAGCCATTCTATTATGCTACAAAAATGATGTCTCTTTATGAGCAGGCAAAGGTCGAAGCAATTAACGCAGGGCTTAAGGGCAAAGAAGCCCAGTCTTATATTGACAACCTCTTGCAGAACCCCACGGAGGATATGGTTAAGAACGCGTCTAAGGATGCGGAAGCTGCGGTATTCCAGAATAAAACAAAGTTAGGCGATCTCGCTAAGGGCATTCAAGAGCTTGGCGGCGGTGTTGGCGAAATAGTTGTTCCGTTCGGTAGGACACCGTCAGCAGTTGCAATGCAGATAATCAATTACTCTCCAGTCGGTGCGGTAAAAACAATCATAGAAAATATCGGCAAGGGTAAGTTTAACCAGAGAGACTTTGTTACAGGTTTGGGCCGGTCAATTGTTGGGGCGATTCCGCTGGTCATAGGGGCTGCTTTGTGGGAGGAAGACATGCTCACACTTGACTTTCCTAAGACCGAAAAAGAACGCCAACTGTGGAAGATCGAAGGCCGGAAAGCGAACTCGATCAAAGTGGATGGCAAGTGGAGAACCATACAGTCATTCGGCCCGGCTGGAAATCTACTCGTGGTGGGTGGTCACTTCAGGAGAGCGTTCCTAGATTCTGGAAGTCCTTCAGAGGCAATGGCAACGGCTTTGTTTGGTAGTGCTAAATCATTTACCGAACAGACCTTCCTTCAGGGAGTCAATCAATTCACGTCAGCACTTCAAGACCCCGAGCGTTCCGGACCACGACTTGCAAGAGGGCTTGTTTCGTCAGTGATACCAACTATTTCAGGAGACATAGCAAGAGCAAGAGATCCGCTTGAAAGAAGAACAGGTTCGGTAGCAGCAAGGGTCAAGGCGAAGATTCCATTCTTAAGAGAAACACTTGAACCTCAGATAACCGTCCTAGGCGAAGAACGTAGAGTAACGGCTAATCCTATCGAGATAATGATCGATCCGACAAGGCCATCTAAAGATATAAGCACGCCTGTAGTCAAGGAGCTTAGGAGACTGTTCGACGCAGGTTTTACCGCAACCCCGTCTTTGTTAGGCAATAGGGACGGCTATGACGCCTTAACTGATAAGGAGAATACAGAGTTGTGGAAACGCACCGGCCAGATAACGAAAGACGCCCTTACCGTGATGATATCAAATCAAGGTTATAAGAAATTAAACGACGATCAGAAAGCGGACAACATAACAGAAGTCATTAATACGAGCAGGGATGTCGCAAAATCTGAGGCTGTTGCCAAGCAAATAGGTGGTCTCAAGGGCGAGGCATTGACTGATAAGATAATCGAGCTAAGCGATTCAGGGCTGTTGACAAGCGATCTTATCCCGGGTAAGATAATCGATAAGCTAAAGAAACGTAAAGAGAAAAACAATTAACTACTTATAAGGAGAAAGAACGTGACGGAAATAGTGAAAGTTAATCTAGATAGAACACTGACAAGTCTAAAGATTGTATCTATGGTCGCTGGCGGCCTTATTGCCTGTGCGGTAGTCTATGGTGGTATTGATAATCGTATGGACAAACTAGAGCAAGAGCAGGCTACATTTAAGGGCGTAATGGACGAAAGAACCAGAAACACTCAAGAAGACGTTAAACGCATTTATGATATTGTTAAAGAATGGGAAAAAGAATAATGCCAAAAGGATTGAAGCGAAAGACAAAGGGAAAACTCAAACGGAAACCAAAAGGTAAGTTGAAGAAAAAGAAATAACTTTCATTAAGGACTGAATCATGCCAAAGCACACAGTAGCAAAGCGAAAAGCAAATAGAGCTAAAAAGAATAGATCCAAAGCTAAGAAATAATTCATCTCCCTTCGACCCTCACGGCACTCTCCCCGTGGGGGTTTTATTTCAACAGGATGGCTAACGAATTTCCCCATACCACCACAGTCCACCATGCAATGAAGCAGACGCCTACGCAGAGTGCGGCTATCATAAGTAGTTTCATTCTCTTATCTCCTTGCCCCCCGCCCATATGGACGAGGGGGATTGAAAGGTTATTGTTATTCGTCATCGTCACTAAGGTTTACGAATTCCTCTATCTGATCTGGTGTCGGGTTCCAGTTTGTTATTTTACCGGAATCAATGTCAATGTCTAATATCACATAATCGCCAAAATGTTCCCCAGGCATAAAGCCAGGCACGTAATCATCATAATCCATCAACACATCTCCGTCTTGATCTTCAATGGAGCAAGTGAATCTGTCACATACTTTCAAGTGCAATCTGAGTGTCTTTGCATTCACTTTTACTTTCTTAGTTGCGTCAATTTCCATCTTTACATTCCTTAATTAGAGTTACTATCAGTCTTAACAACCACAGCGGGAGTCAAGACGGTAATACTATCTTCTTTGCTTGTCGCTCGATTTAAGGCGATTTCGCCCTTATCCGACTCAATGACCAGCCCATCCAGTTCCGTGTCCGTAGCGAAGCTTGTGGCCTCTATATGGACATAATCTATAGTAACAGCACCGTTGGGGTCTATCATCAAGATTGTTCGATTACATCTTGTGTGCCTGCATCCGGCTATTACCCCTATGATGCAGAGGATGAATATTGTTAGTTCTGTTCGCATTATTCTATGCCCTTTAAAAAAAGTTGCAGTTCGATTATTAACGCATTAGCTAATTGAGCGTCAAGATATGTCGTGTTGAAAGTAGTCTCAAAAGAATACCCACCGTCCATAGAACAATCGCTTTCTTCTTCTATGGTAATCGAGAATGTATCATCTAAATTAACCATTGTTTCCATATCATCAGTCTTCATGTCTTATCCTTATATTTATCCAGAGTTTTAGTTGCAATCGACATTTTACCTTCTGTCATTTCGTCCATATACTCAATTGTTACATTGTCCAGTATGGATTCTATGAGGTCGCTGAACGCCTCTAGGAGACCGCTTAATTTGCTATCGACACCTCCGCTCCCCTCCCACTCTCCGCACTTACGGCAAACGGCTGGGGGGTTGGGTACTTCACAATTTTGGTGACGGCATACGTTATCTTCTTTGCTCATATTTATTTCCTTTCTTATTTTAGTCTTATTTCTTCCTTGTAGACAACGTGTTCGAGCCGCTGACTGAATGAATAGTTGTCATATTTCCTAGTATCGTCTGGTTCGTATTCATTGGGTGACATCCTCTTATCGAACAAATCGCAAGCTTGCAACATCATAATCACCAGCATGGTGCAGAATATCCCATTGTCCTTGCCTGTATAAGTAAACCAGTCCCTCCCGAACAATCTAAAGTCCAACGCAGACAGGTACAGTTTAAACCTGCCTGTCCGGGTCTTTAGGTCTGGATAGGACGAGCCAAGGTGTTCTTTAATGAAATCTGCTGCCATGAGTTCCCTTGCTGCTTCTGCTCCCTTACTGGAATCCCCAAACTTAGGAACCCTTGCATAAACCTTACCAGGGTAATGAGCAAGCCATGCACCCATCGGCATCATCTGGACGCCTGATTTACCAGTCCACTTGTTCAATGTAGTAGACTCAAATACCATAACCTGACCAGTGATGGGGTCTACAAAGACTATCGCGGTATGACCGATCCACTTGTACGGTAGTTTCCAACTGATACAATTGAGGATTGTGAATATAGGGAGCTGGTCTCTACATTTTAAGTATGGTACTATTGGTTGTTTCATTGACTTGCTCCTTAAAGTTTATTTACTATAGCCATTCGAGATCATACCTGTATCTGACCCGGATTAGTGATTGTTTAATAAGCAAGCAGTTATCCCTACAGTATGAAACAGGCAAAGACTTTCGGACCCCCGACTCTATGTAGCTTGCTAGCGTGTGAGCAGCTATCACATAAGTCTCGTTTACTTGACGGTAATTGACAATAAACCATGCCATCACGCCTTTGGTTCCTGACTCTGTAAGCTCTTTCAGTTGATGCTCTTTGATGTTCCCGAACGGTAGTGAGATTCCTTTAGTGCTTTTGAGTTCCAGCTTGTATAACACCCCTGTGTCCATTTCGTGTTGCGATGCACTGTATACAATAAAATCGCATGGATTACTACTAGTAAACCTCGTATTTGTAGCGTCGCTCCATCCACCTCCATCCTTAAGCCGGGTTATGTCGCACCGATCTGGAATGCTCTTTACAAAGTCTATTTCGAATGCTTTACCTGGGTTCTTGCCCATATCTTACGCTCCTGTCTTTAATCTGTTCCGTGTATATCAGCACTTATCAATTCAAGCCTTAAATCGTTAGCTTCTCGCTTAGACGCAAGCAGTTCTGCCTCAAGCTCGGCGACATGAGATTCAGACTTATCGTAGTGAATCCGCAAGGAACTGTTTATTTCCTCCAAGTCTTCAATGCGTTCCCCCTCGGATTTCAAATCACCCTCAAGGTCGAGAATGCGTGCCTTCAGTTTTATATCTTGTTCTGTTGCCATGTCTTATTCTCCTGTTCTTATTATTGGTTAGCCTTAAAAAATGCATTAGCAAATCCGGGCGAGCAAATTGATCTGCGTTCCTTACGTGTTAAATGCTCATTGCCTTCGTAGTGTATCTCTTTAGTTTTCAGTTGGTCGAACTTAGGAGCAGTACATACGATAGGAGTTTTTGGCGGCATAACAAAGTTACCCCACAACGCTGTTTCTTTCTTGTAGTTATCTCCATACTCGTAAGGTTGAAACTTAGCTGCTGGTTTACCGAGGAACTGATAAAGGAATCCTCTAGCTGGATTTTCAATGATCCAGAACTTGAGACTGGTGAGTTTGCTTCTAGGGTTTGGTAGATCATATTGAGCTTCCCATATGACTCTTAAACATTCTTGAACGAGAAACATTCCTTCTCGCAAGTCTCTTTTAACTTTCTCGTCCCTAGTCCTCGCCCAACTAAGCATAGTGCAGACCGGGTTCGCTATTATACCGTAGACATTATTGGGTGGATAATAATTCTCTACGCCAAGATCTTTGCCAATCCTCAGAACATTATACCCAGCATCAACAAAGGGCTGACTATCAGTTCCCATGTCCGCACATAGATGAAGGATTAGCTTATTCTTATTCTCTCTGTCTTTCATTGTCTTATTCTCCTTATTTGCTCTTTACTTGCACTAAAACCATTCCGTAATTATTCACGCCTTCGTATTTAGGTATTCCTTCTTTTCTGATGAACTCGTTGTCTTTAAATTTCTTATAAATTACATGGTGGTGATCTCTACCAAATATCCGAGCAACTTTTGCTACGTCTGGGTGCATGTCTTCTAACATCTTTGACTTAGGTATTGTGCCTTCGTGTTCGTAGAATGCCTCAGTATTACCACCAGAGACGGATTGCGTACCAGCTTTATTTTGAAGAAACGCATTAAACTGAATAGTGCACCAGCCATCTTTGAGAAGCCTAAGTGATAGGTCAGTGTCTTCATTGTATCGTCCACGCCATCTATATGGAATGTCGTTCTGTATCAATAAAACCGAATATATTCTGGTGTTATGAATGTAAGCAGGTCTTTGCCTACAATCACTTACAAAGAATCTGTACTGAAATCCTGCTTGAGCAATATTGGTATATCTATCAACGAAGTCCTCTGACGCTTTAAATATGGTTCCAGATGTTACCGTTACTCTTTTGTTCCGGTTAAACCTACAGAATCCATTTATGTTATCATCTAGAACCCAATGCCTCTTGAATCCATTACTTATAGAATCATCCCAACAGAAATTCCTAGCGGCTCCAGGGCCTTTACTTTTTGTGTTACCTAGGTCGTCGAATGTGTCATAATCATCTAAATATTTTTGCGGTAAGATAAGTATTTTAGATTCATCAACAACATTAGCGTACTCATCAAACTCTTGCTCTTCTATGACTATCTTGTAGGGAACGTGCATCCTCTCAAAAGACTTACTAGTTAATCTCGAACTCCAACGCCCCTTGCTAACAATATAAACTGGATATTTAGGATTCATCTTTATACCTCAATTTAGGGGAATCGCAACGCTTTCTTCTACAAAAAACTATACATTTAGTGTTAGGCGTTATGTTACAGTCAATAAGCTTGGAGAATTCATCAACTTCAGATTCTTCATAAAACCTAACTAGGATTTCTTGATATGGTTCTATCTTTTCTTGAATATATTCAGGCATACCAACCCATTCCTTCTTCCAGTCGTGTGTCTTATTTCCAAACAAATCGCTCATGTCTTATTCTCCTGTTCTTATTTGCTCTTTAGTCTTACTCATGAATAGGTGGCTATTGGGCTTCGTTGTCGAACGCAGTGACTTTAAATCTACCTTTGCCCGAATTGACATACTCTCGCAAGATACAAGTACAACCCTCAGGAGCATCGCCTTGCATTGACCATCTTGCATAAACATGCCTGCCATTAGTGATCCCATCCGCATTATCAAGACAGTTCTCGCCGACGACTATTTCGAGGGCGTTCATTATTTCGATATGACCTCTTACGTAATAGGCATCTGCTGTGTTATCCCAGACTAAAGCTATGTATTCGCCGTCTCTGTTTTTCTTACTCATTCTATTACCTTTCTGTGATACTTCTTTAGTCTTACTGTTTACCTACCAAGTCCCCCCTTAAGTAGTCCATAGGGACGGGCTTAAGTGTTGAGACTACGGGAGAAACCTTTTGTTATTATAACCCTATTCTTTTGATCCTGTCAAGCAGCTTATCCTTGGGTACTTAATACGGAACGCTCAGACGGCAGTAGTCCACTTCTTCACCGTCACCTTGGTATGAACGCTTTTCACTGCAAGCTAGATCATAGTGTTTGTGTAGTCTATTTAGTTGTCAAAGAAAATTTGATGGCGTTCTGGGTAGCCATCCCTTGCATATCAAGACCCACCCTTGGTAGACATTTATAAAGACCGTCTTGAAGGGTGAAACCATCCAGTCTTAAGGCCCTCAGGCTGATTTGAACAGCCAACCTCGTCTTTACAAAAGACACGCTCTACCGTTGAGCTATGAGGGCAGAATTGAGCACAATGAATAGTGGAGGGTTAATTCCGGCTTGCAGGCCATCTTACTGTCCTATTTCCACGCGTCCTCGTTTCCAAGATAACCCATCCCAGAGAGGCCCGGTAACATGGAGCTACTGTCTTGCCACTATGCTCAACTTATATTAACTTGTAAATGAGGGCGGAAAAAAAGCCCACGACCAGACACATGCGACTGTGGTTTTTCGTGAGCTTTGAAGTTGTTTCGATACGTCGCATATATCTGGCACTATTACTAATATAACAACTATAATCCAAAAGTCAAATAAAATCTTCAAAATAACTGATATTTCTGAACCATCGCCTCAATCCTCCCATCAGCTTTAGCCTGCCTCACGTCCCCGACAAACTGGCGAATCTTATCCATCTTGTCTACAGGCGGGGGTAAGTCCTCGGTAATATCAGGCTTTACAGGCTCTGGCGGGGGCGGATTACCCGCTTTAAAAGTCTGATTCCCTACCCACTCCCTAAATTCTGGATAAGTATTGTATGCGTACATGAAGCCTTTATTGCTCCTGAGTTCTTTTTTTGTGCGTTCATGGATAACATTACTGAACAGTTCTATCTTTTCCCGCACGTTTTTCTCATAGATAAGCTCAGCTTGTGACTTTTCAGGATCTACGGTTACGCATCCAGTTTCCTCGCTCCGCATAATCCAGCTTGAGATAAATTTATGCATCCCTTTGGGTGATTTCCTTTTCCTAGGGTTGTCTAATATCCACTGTTTAGCTTTGCGTATCTCGCCTTCAACATCATAACTAGATAGATTATCCATCCATTCATCGTATTTAGATTGGCTTAATGTCCATATTCGGCCACCTTTGAGCTTGAACTGATGATTCGTAAGCTTTGGTTCATTGTCAAATAGGCTCACTTTTTCTCCTTCAAACTCAACTCATAAACACCAGCACCTATGCTCCTGGCTTTGATCTGACGTTTCTTTCCGTCCATAAGCACAGTGTCTTGGTTCTTCTTCAGCATGTGACGCCATGTGTCCTTGTCAATCCGTATTGGGTAGCCTGTATTGCTCATGAACTTGTACTTTGCATCATTGACTTCTTGAAGCATACGGGCGTGTTTTTCTTGTGCTTTCATAGTTCTCTCCGTAAAAAAGTTAATTTATCTCGATACCAGTCTGAATATCATACAAGGCCTTATCCTCCTCAAATTCACAGTCAATGTCGTCGATGGGCAGGGGGTGGCCGGAGTCCTGGCAGTATTTATTATCCCGATAGCTGACTACTTTTGCACATTTCTTGCATTTTTCCATGTCTATTCTCCTTTTGATTATTGTTAATTTATTTCTTGCGATACCCCACCCGCCAGAGGAACCTGGCAATATCCTTACCAGTTTGCAACACTTCCGGTTCTTTTGCTTTCCAGTTGCAAGCGTGAAGTGCCTCATGGATCAGCGTCTCAAGCCCAGTGAATGTGTCGAGGTCGCAGAAGATCATCATTGTTTCATTCTTACCGCCCTGTGATGCAAACCCGTCTAGCTTGCCGCATATGTCTATGTCGTATTTCTTGCCGTTAAATGCATGAGTCTTGACATTCATAGTTCTCTCCCTTCTGCCCAATGCCCATCAGCATAGTATATAGCGGTGACATCGGCTATTTTAATTCCCAATAACGCGGCTATCTGGCCAACGCCCACGCCAGTTTTAAGCCCTTCATTTACCCAATGACGCTTCAATTTGTCGACCTTACTAGCTTCTCTGTCTTTAATTGTCATCCAATTACTTGTCATTGATTCCCTTTCTATTTTGCTATGGTGTTTTATACCTGTTCGGTGTCATTTACTATGTATTTATAGTCAAGTGCCGAGGTTTTACCACATATATATTGTGTCGCAAGCATTTTTATACCCTATCTCGCCTATTATTACGAATTACAGGCTCACTTCCCGCATCTGTATTATAGTCTCGCACGACTTGCCGCCGGAATCCCTGAACGGTATTATCCCAATCTCTAATGCCGATATGGGCCTTGGCTTATACAAAGCTCTTGACGTGTACGTAGACGGCCCACTCTTGTAAGACAGTCGGTACGTTCCCCAGTTGCCCATGTATTTCAGGTTCTGGACGCATTCGTTATCTTTAGTCTTGCGATGTGGTACGCCCAGTTCAACTACAGGAGGTGCGACACAGAACTGATGATTATGACCCATAAGGACAATGTCTGCCCTGAACATGTTGGCTACGTCTTCAAGCTTGTTAGCAGCCGACCCAGCCCGCCTGCCCCCACCTTGCCCGTGAGTCAAGAATATCACAACCCTTTTAGTCTGACCTGCACCCCTTATGAACCTCAAGACAATAAATGCCTCGTACGTCAAGTCGGGTACTTCTAATTTGTCACACATATAACCATGATGGTCGAGGTTG